TCCATCATCATCCTTTCCGTGAGAGATGTTTAGGGCCATAGCAAGAGAATACCTTTTGGCGTAGGTATTGGCTCCGGCTGATCCGTGAGGGGTTGCAGCAGAGCGTATAGGCACTATTCCGTAGGATTCTTCCTTCCCATAACCACAGATTATGGTTTCTATACCAACATCATTGCCTTCAAGGACATGGCCTACCTGTTTGAACCTTAACCCTAGCGGGAGTAGAACGTATCTGGTAACAGCTATAAGCTGCTCAAACTTAATGTAATCACTACTAAAATGCGGGTTCTTCCCAGAGCCTTCAATCAAATTAGGCATAACCGATTGTGCGTATAGTAAAGCCTTGTCAAAATCTAGCTCTTTGTCTTTAAGTACAAGGTCAACAGCTTCCCTAATTGTTTTTAGCTTTTCAATAAAATTACTATTTTTCGTTGTCATCGTTTAGTCTCCATAGCCGCTTGGCGGCTTCTTTTTCTCCAGATGACCAACGCCAATCATCAAAATCTGGCATTAGCAATCCAGCTATCTCTTGAATGTCAGACGAGAAACTTAACAGTCTCGCCATGTTATTAGCTGTTTTCACAGCCATATTCCAATGACTCTTGTGATCTGGAACGCTCATGGTGACTACTTGCTGAGTAGTCTTGGTGTTATGAACGTAGTCCACAATAGGTATGGAATCCTTTGCTTGAGCATAGATAGACAACTGCCTAGCGGTAGCTGACGGTACTCTGCTCGGTAATCTGTTTACTGTTTTAATATCTCGCACAACACCTTCGTAGGATAAATCTATATATCCAACTATAGGCACTGAGAGGCCGATATCTACAACGATTTTCTCTTGGGTGTGTGTTGGTGTGCCTAACTGCCTAAAGTGCGGGAGAGCGACCCCTAGATAGCCAGAAACGGCTAACTGTTCTCTGTAAACCTTTTTATCATCATATTCGCCATTCTCGCTTGCTTCTGCATACAATCTTTCAAACTCCATAAGAGCAATTTTCTGTAGAGCTTCATCATTTGTATCTGGTTCTTCAAGAGCTTTACAGATAGCCCTATCAACAGCAATGCCTCGCCACATAGCGGGAGAGCCTGATCTATCTTGGTAGCCGGAAACTCTGAGTATCCACTTGGATGGTGAAGCAATGAATTCGTTGATTTGAGATGCGGAAATATGGTTAAGATTGTGCTGCTTAAATGGGTCATTCATAGGGTTGCCCGTCCTGTGTTAATGTGCAAACTATAGCACGATATGGGTTTATTTGCTAACAGTTTATGGTATGATGGCGTTATGAAACTTTCAGCTTGGCTTAAACAAAACGATCTGACGCAGAAAGATTTTTGTGAAAAAGCGCAAGAAAACTTTAGTGATGGAACATTCTCAGGACACGCCTTGTCTAAATGGTGTGCCGGAAAAAGAATACCCAGACCTAAAGAAATGTCTCAGATATCACTACTCACAAACGGGGATGTTCAGCCTAACGATTTCTACGGGTTGTAAATGTGAAATAAATTGCCCATAATGGGCTGATGAGTATAGAAGCCCTCAACTGGTGTAAAGATCAAGAATGCCCCACACCAACAAGTAAGCTCATCTTATTTGTGTTAGCCAATTACGCAGACCAAAATTTCTCTTGTTTTCCTTCTGAAGCACATCTAGCAAAAATTTGCGGAGTGTCAGATAGAAGCGTTCGTAGAAGTCTTTCCCAGCTAGCAAAGATAAACCTTCTTGATATTCATTTGAGGAAAGGCACAAGCAATAGGTATGTCTTGAGGGTGGACACCAGCGTCCAGAGTAGGGTGGACACCAGTGGCCGCACTGGTAGGCCACGAGCGTCCGCCTATACTAAACCTAAACATAAAATAAAAGTTAAAAGGAGATCGTTGAATGAGCTTGCGGGATAAATTACTAGAGGAATACAGGATTGATTTGAATGATCTGAAAGATGGTCAACAGAAAACAAAGTGTCCTGAATGCCAACCAAAACACAAACCATCAGACAATCCTCTTTCAGTTGAGGTAAACGATGATTCAGTTCTTTTAAAATGTCACCATTGCGGACTTGAGGGGGCAGTATTCTCAGATAATGGGAAAAGACCTCATCCCAAACCGCGACCAAAAAAAACGCCAGAGCCAATATCTTATTTAGCAAAGCCAAGTAAATTTCTTGACGATTACTTCAAGGAGAGAGGCATCAGCAGAGGCACTTATGAGGCGTTTAATATATATACAGATGACAACTTCTGGATATCCTTTCCTTACAATGGGCATAACAACAAATGCGATAATGTGAAACACCGAACCAAAGAAAAAGAGTTTCGCCAAACAGCCGGAGGCAAAAAATCCTTATACAACTATGAGCGAGTGCAAGAGGCAAGCAGGGTTATCTTTGTTGAGGGCGAGATGGATGCTTTGGCTGTGTATGAGGCGGGGATAGAAGAGGTTACTACTCTGCCGGATGGCGCTCCGCCTAATGTAACTTACAAAGAGAATGATAGGCGTTTTGGTTGTTTGGCTACTCATCCCTTGAGAGCTTCGCAAATTATACTGTTTTGTGATGATGACGATGCTGGCACTAACCTAAGAAAAGAATTAGTCCACAGGTACGGCAAAGAGAAGTGCTGGTATGTCCGGCCTCCGCATGGCTGCAAGGATGCTAATGATGTTTTGTTAAAGCATGGGCCAAACAAACTAAAAGACCTTATTGACAACCCCATACCGTATCCAGTAGATGGGTTATATACAGCAAGCAGATATGCAACGGACGTTATTGATTTGTATCATGGCAAATATGACCGACCAATTAGTATTGGGTTTCCTTCACTTGATAAAATTTACAAGGTGATGAAGGGAACCTTTCATGTATGGACGGGTATTCCTAATCATGGCAAATCTACTTTTCTTGACCAGTGCTTGATTGAGTTGAGTAAAAACCAGAATTGGAAGTTTGCGGTATTTAGTCCAGAGCATAGCAGCAAGATGCACATTCGCAGAATCGCCAGTATGTATATTGGAAAACCGTTTGAATCTGGATACAACAACCGCATGACTGAGGATGAACTCAAGGAAGCGGTGAACTGGATACATCAGCATTTCTTCTTTATTGAGACGAAAGAGCATACTCCCAATATTCAAAAGATACATGAAATAGCCAAAGGAGCCATTCAAAAGTTTGGTTGTAACGGCTTGGTTATTGATCCCTACAACGAGGTAGATGCAAGCAGAGCCGGAAGCCGCAGGGAAGACGAGCATATCCGAGACTTCATAAGCTTGAACAAACGCTTCGCCAAAATGCATGACATTACTATATGGGTTGTGGCGCACCCAACCAAAATGCCAAAGTCAGACAACGGTCAATACAGCCCTCCAACTGCTTACGATATAAGCGGGGCCGCTCACTGGCACAATCAAGCGGATGCGGTTGTAACGGTGCATAGAGATTTTGATAATGACACCATACAGGTGATTACTCGCAAAATAAGAGAGCAAGGGCTTTATGGAACAATTGGGGATGCAAGCTTTTGCTTTGACCATGCAACAAGGCGTTTCGTTGAGCCGGAGCGACCAGAGATAATTAACATGGCAAACTGGCAAGATGGGAACTAAGTTCAAAGGAGAAGATGCGGTTGCTTATCTGCTAAAGTCCTACGGATGGAAGTTTGACAGAGAATACCGCTTCCACCCAACAAGAAGATGGCGTTTTGATTTCGTAATACTACCGATAGACAAACAAATAGCCATTGAGGTTGAAGGAGGCGTCTGGAGCGGCGGTCGGCATACAAGAGGCTCTGGCTATATAGGGGATATGGAAAAATACAATGAGGCGGCTCTCAGAGGCTGGAAAGTGCTGAGATATCCCGCCTCAAACATAAGTACAAGATTAATAGCAGACCTAGAGAGGTTAAAAAAATGACAGAAGTCACTATACCGCAACACGTTGATCTAATGGATCAGGCTTTGTTTGATTGGGAAGTAAAGATCGCAGAGCTTGAAATAGCGCAGCTTGATTATCTACAGACCGAGAGCAAGCATAAGGCTTGGGAAGCATCAACTAGGTTGTCATTCATTCAGTTTGAAAAGATGAGCGCAACAATGGCTGAATCCAAAACCAGAGCATCA